TTTCCCATAATAATCTTTTTTTCTTCTAAATATTTTTGTAATTCTATCATAAATATTATAGATTGTAACATTTTTTCTTTTTCAAAAAAAATCATACTAGAATCACCAATTTGTTTTAATAAAAATCCCCCATTTTTTTTTAATAATTTTTTAACAATTGAATTCAATTGTACTACTTTTTTTAAAAATACATTTTTATGTTTATTCCATAAAATAGAACTACTTTTAATATCTGTAAAAACAATTATTCCTTTCATTATATTAATACTATATAAATTAATTATGAACCACACATATCACAATCAGGATCATCTTTTCTACATACAATTTTTTCTTCAGATTTTTTTTTAGATTCAGGTTCTATCGTAAATTGTTGTGCCTGTGATACTGGTTTTGTTCGCAAATAATAAATACCAGTTTTTAAGCCTTTTGACCATGAATAAAAGTGCATGCTTGACAATTTATTAAAATCTGGTTTATCCAAAAATAGATTTAAACTTTGGGACTGACATATATAGCGTCCTCTATCAGCCGCCATATTAATCAAGGTTTTATTTCCAATTTCCCAAACTGTTTTATAAATAGACTTTACAGAATCTGGTATACTCTCTATACTTTGGACACTACCATTATTTTTGATAATTAAATTTTTTAAATCTTCATCCCATATATTTAATTCTATTAGTTCGCGAATCAAATATTTATTTATTACTACAAACTCTCCAGCTAATGTTCTACGCAAATATATATTAGATGTAAAGGGTTCAATACATTCATTATTTCCTAATATTTGTGAGGTTGATGCTGTAGGCATCGGAGCTACTAACAAACTATTTCTCACACCATGTTTCATTATTTCACCACGCAATGATTCCCAATCATATCTATCACTTCCCGATGATCCCCACATATCAAACTGAAATAAACCTTTTGATAATGGACTACCTTCAAAACTAGAATAACTACCTAAAAATGATTCTTTAACAAGTTCTTCTTTAATTGGTTTATGAATTTTTTTTAAACTTGCTAATTCTTTTTTAAAATTACATAATTCATCAGAAGAATCAGTCCCATTTACAAGATTCATCAATGTTTTAATTCTAGATAGCGATATTTCACGATTTTTTGATATTTCATATGATGTCTCAATAGAAGCATAATAAATTGTTTCAAAAATATTATTATTTACTTTAGATGCTTCATCAGAATCAAATGGTAATTTCATCATAGCAAATACATCAGCCAACCCTTGAACACCAATTCCAATTGGTCTGTGTAATTTATTAGAAAATTCACATTCTGGTATTGGATAATAGTTAATATCAATGACTTTATTCAAGTTTTTTGTAATTAATTTAGTAACTTTATAAAGCAACTCATAATCAAAAACACCATCAATTACAAATTTAGATAATCCAATTGATGCTAAATTACACACAGCATACTCTTTTGGGGAAGAATATTCCATAATTTCGGTACACAAATTGCTAGATTTAATAGTACCTAAATTTTGTTGATTTGATTTTTTGTTTGCCGCATCTTTATAGCATATATATGGATTTCCAGTTTCAATTTGCGATTCTAAAATAGTAAACCATAATGCGCGAGCATCAACAGTTTTACCATTATATACTGAATCATTCTCGTATTTTGAATACAACGTATTAAACTCGTCACCATAGCAATCTGCTAGCCCTGGTGCTTCATTCGGACAAAATAATGTCCATTTACCATTTTCTTTTACACGTTCCATAAATAAATCAGGAATCCAAAGTGCATAAAATAAATCTCGAGCTCTATCTTCTTCATTACCATGATTTTTCCGAAGAAGCAAAAAATCATTAATATCTTTATGCCAAGGCTCTAAATATATAGCTATAGAACCATTACGCTTTCCACCTCCTTGATCAACATACCTAGCAGTATTATTAAATACTCGTAACATAGGAACTAATCCATTGGATATTCCATTAGTTCCTTTTATTTTACTATTTTTTGCCCTAATATTATGAGCATGTAGTCCTATCCCCCCAGCCCATTTAGAAATCAAGGCGCAATCTTTTAATGTCGAAAAAATACCATCTATACTATCATCTTTCATTGATAACAAAAAACAAGATGATAATTGTGGACGTGGTGTTCCAGAATTAAATAATGTTGGTGTAGCATGTGTAAAATATTTGTTTGACATATAATTGTAGGTTTCAATTGCTTCTTTTATATCGCTTTGATGAATACCAACAGAAACTCTCATAAACAAATCTTGTGGTCTTTCGGTAACTTTGTTATTGATCTTCATTAAATAACTTTTTTCTAAGGTTTTAAATCCAAAATAATCAATAAAAAAATCACGATTATAATCTATAACATCGTTCAATTTTGTACCATGAGTTTTTATTATTGAAAATACCTTTTTACTAATTAATCCTTCATCAAATAAAGCTTTACTTGTTTCGGTAAATGATGGATACGTGTTTTTATGATGATTCGATACTACTATTTTAGAAGCTAATATTCCATAATCAGGATGTTCAGTCGATAATGAAGCACAAATTTGTCCAGCCAATTCATCTATTTCTGATGTATGTATGTTTGGATATATTTGAGAACACACTTTTTGTGTTACCTTTGATGGATTTATAGTCAATTTTTCGGACAATTTTTTAATGCGTCGTAATATTTTATCAAACTGTATTTCTTCCGATGTTCCATCCCTTTTAGTAACATAATCTAATTCCATATTATTATAATAATCCAACATCTTTTTAGATATATTTAAAAATATATTTTAATTTGATAAAATTGATTTAAACATTTGATTTATTATTTATATAACTTAAACAATGATCAACCCATTCTTGACACCATTTACTACACTTATAGAATATTTCTTCCCAGAAAATACAGATATTAAAGAATATTCAGATCTTATTTATTTCGATTTTGAAACGACTGGATTGAACCCATATCATAATAAGATTATAGAATATGCGTTTATTCAAGAAGATTTGCAAAGTATTGATAGCGATATACTAGAAGATTATAACTTAATTATAAGTGGGTTGGTTAATCCTGGTACAAAGTTTAGTAAAAAGATTACAGAAATTACTGGAATTCATCCAGATGAAGTAGAAGATAAAAAAAAAATGAATTACCATATTTCTGAAATTATGAAATTTATTAATTTTGATATGGAATCCAATAATATTTATTTGGTTGCTCATAATTGTGACGCGTTTGACAGACTATTCCTTATTAATGCTATCAAAAAATACAATAAAAAAAATCCATCAAACTATATTCATTATAAACATATTGAATTTATTGATACCCTTAATTTGGCTAAAAAACTATTACCAAATTTATCTAGTTATTCTATGAAGTCATTGGCTAAATATTTCAATGTAACATGTGGAACCCATCGTGCTACATCAGATACTATTTGTTTGATAAAAATTTATCATAAGCTTATCGAACTACTTGAACAAAAAATTAATTATAATAAACAATATATTATTGATAATCCATCCGTCGTTATGGATTATTTGTATTAAACTAATCTATAAAATTTAGTTCGGGTTCCTTATAAGAATATATATTTTTTTTAGATGTAGTTTTTAATTTATCTATACCAATGTCTCTATATTTTAATACATTATCCCAAAAATTTTTTATTTTAATGTAATTTTTATTGAAATAAGTTCTGTCTCTTTTAACTAATACCACATTCAATTTATTCAAATACCAATACACTGTAGTAGCATATTCCAAATGTTTATTTTTTTCATCAAATATAGTATTGACAATGTTATCCTTCCATATGTTAAATTGTGTTTTATCATGAATATGCTCATCTGTTGAATAGTGATACTGCGTTTTTTTTAGTTTTGTGTCATAAAGTTCAATTATAGCACCCTTTTCTGGATTCGTATCATTAAAAAAGACCTCTTGATTTGGATGCTTTTGAAAATCGCATTCTAAAAAATCACATAGTTCTAAATCGCATACCTCTAATTGTCCTTGGATTTGAGCATAATAGCCATCTGGTATTATGCCTGTTATTTTTCTAGATTTTGGACATTTTATTTCTAGCATTCGTCCAACATAATTTTTATTATTGCTTTCATAACTTACTATTCCATCTGGAGATGCTCCAAAAAAAGGTATAGTTGGATGCGGAATACATCCAAATTCTAATATTTTTAAATTATTTCTTTTTTCATAAATCTCTGTAGCAATTTGTTCAAATTTTACACCATGTAATATAGCAGCATTTGTCAAAAATGGTTTTACTACACCACATTTACCTTTAATCAAATCATTTATTTTAGCTCCATCATTTTTGTCAATCACACTATAAAAATCACTAGCAGTTAATCTATTATTTCTAAATATGTACCATTCTTTGGTTCTTTGTTCAGGTTGTGGTATTTTTTCTAAATATTTGATATGGTTTTCTAAGTACATTAATGAAGATTCATCATAATTAGGACATTTTACACTATTTTGTTCTTGTTTAATAATACTATTAATTTTTTTTTGTACACTATCTATATTTTCAATAATATTAAATTCTGAGTACATATCTAATATTAAATATTCAAGTGTTTTAAAAACGTCATTATCATATAAATCATAGTAAGTTAATTCGCAATTTACAAATATATCGTCATATATTTTTTTTAAATATAATTCATTCATTTATGTTTCAATGTTAAAATATCTTTATATTGAATCAATTTTTATTTAATATTTATATTGATTTAACAGAAAATTATGTCTCATTATAAATGAATACAATTGAAGAACAACATGAATCACATGAAGAAATAAAAAAACTAGAAATAGAATTGAATCAAGAAATATTACATTCATTAAATGAAATAGATACACAAATATTAAATTTGCTAGTACAACGAAAAAACACATATAGTCTTTATAATAATTATAATAACAACAAATTTGATATTGTTTTAGAACCAAAAAACTTACTCAAAAATATAAACTCGCGTATATATAATAATTATGATAATGACTCACTATTAAAAGAAATATATAATACAATCATACTAAGTTCCAATAGGCCTGCTGGCTGAATCTTGTGCTGGATCAAATAACCAATCGTATACATCATTTCTTTGTGTAAAATTACTAACAATAAATTTAGGTTGAATTAAACTTTTATATTGGCATTTTTTGTAATTTTCATTTGATATACCAAATGAATCCCATAATAAGGGATATTTTTTTGGTATATCTATTACAGGAGCATCAATTGGTAAAATCCATTTATTTTTATCATCTTGCGGTTTAACTGTACTATTATAATTGATGTTTACATAATTATTTTTTAATGTTGAAATTGGTAAAACATTATCTATATTAACCTTTGGTTTGTACAATACTGTACCACGAGATGTGTGGGCATTTCTTTCTTCATATAAAACATCTCTTGAATTTCCATTACTAATATTATTTATAATAATCTTATAATTAATGTATGATATATCAAATACTATTTTTTTATTTGTATATTTTTCAGTATTATATATGAAAATATTTATCTTGTAATTAATACTATGTTCATTTATAGATTTTTCTACTCTATCCAGTTCTCCTCTTACTAACTTTTTATCATATGTTGTATTAATATACAATAATATAGTATCTATTAATAAATAACATTCATATTTTGTAACTGAATCAATCGTATCTAAACTCATGGATTGATATTTTTCAATATCATTTTTGATCTTTAAATATAAAAACATAATTATTAAAAAAAATACTAATAAAAATATTATTTTCATTAATAAATACCAATATTATAATATGAAATTAAAAAGAAAAAAAAGACTAATTATTTCAAATAAATCTGATAATATCGGTATAATATTTGTGTCAAATAATTATAATCCATTATCTAAAAAAAAAATAAACATAAATAAAACTAACCTGTATCACAAAACTAATGTTATTCAATTATTTAAACCACAAAATATTAATATAATTTTAACATCTTTAAATATATGTCCAATAGAAATAATCAATATATACAAAAATATACTATATATTGTTGTAATAGATAACTTATCAGTATTAATACAATTCAAAAAACATACCTTTATAGACTTATACATTAAAAAATCTTTATCTATTTATAATGATATTTATAATTACAATAAATTTGACACTAATAACTATTTAAATACTATAATTAATGATGAACTAAATATTTATTCATTGAAATTAATTGATTTGTATTACTATTTAATTGGATATGTATAAACAATAAATAACCTAAGACTAAATTAGATATATTATATAAATGAGTATTAGTGATATTAAAAATGAACTAGATACTATCAAAAATAAAACTAAAAATATTAGTGAATCAAATAAAAAAAATATTGATGATATTTTACAAAACAATATAGAATCTATGGAAAAATATGTTAATAATAAAGTAATTAATATATATTCTAGACCTTGGACAAAGTTAGAATC